AATTATTCAAAATTTTGACATTAATTTAACCGTTTAGTATACAAGGTTAATTGTACACTAAACGGTTAAATTAATTAACTACTTTAGACTGTTATACCATCAATAAAATATAATTTACAAGTTCAATTGGTAATGATTTTGTAATATCATTGTATGTTGAACCAATAGTTACTATTTTATAACAATCATCACAGCAATAATTATATTCAAGACAAGTATAATTATCACATTCTGTATTTTCACATCTTTTAACACAATTTGGACAATACATAGATCCATCATCTAATGTATGGAAACTACCATAACAATACTCATGAATTTCATCATCACAGTCAAGGTATTGTCCATATAATAGAATATCGCAATTGCAACACACGATTTTATCAGTTTCAAACATAATATAAGAGTTAACTTGGTACAAATATACTGTTTTACAGTTTAATTTCAATTTTTTTACATTTAACACATAGAGAAAATATAATGTACAAGTTCAATTGGTAATGATTTTGTGATATTGTTATAAGTGTATTGGATTTCTTGTAGTTTCTCACATGGTACACAGTAAAAATTACCATTATTTACACTAATAAATGTATTACATTTTTTGTTTTTGCATTTATTAACACAATCTATACAATACATACATCCATCATCTAAAGTATAAATAACACCATTCCAGTTTTCATGAATTTCATCATCACAATCAAGAAATCGCGAATATAAAACTACAGAACAGGCATCACACGAAATCCTTTCCATTTCAAATATTTCAAACATATCAAACATAATAATTAATTAACTTATACTAATTACATTTTTAGATTTTAATTTCAATTTACTAACGATAAGAGAGAGTAACTAACGACTACGTAAGAAATCGAGTAACTAACGACTACGTAAGTAATCGAGTAACTAACGATTACGTAAGTAATCGAGTAACTAACGACTACGCAAGTAATCGAGTAACTAACGACTACGCAAGTAATCGAGTATGTCTTCCACAATTTCAGGTGGTAATGATTTTGTTATAGTATTGTATGTTAGTCTTATCATATTTTGTTTTTTTATTATTTCACATTTTGTACAATAGTCTGTATCATCTTTTTTTACAATAGAATCATAACATGTTAAACATTCTTTAACACAATCAAAGCAATATATATGATTATTAATAATACACATTTTTTTTAAATTAGCTGGTATAGGATACCCTTTTGTAAAAGTATAACAATTATAACATCTTACATAAACCATTACCATACAAATAAGTAATTGTACTATAATTACACTACAATTGTACTACAATTTTAAAAAATTTCAATTTATAATATCAATGGTCATCTGATAGACAGATGATAGACAAATGATAGTCACCTGATAGTCACCTGATAGACAGATGATAGTCATCCGACAAATAATATTTTATAGAATTATATATTTTACTGACATTGTTTAATTTTTCGTTTGTTTCAATACGTAATTTGTTTAACTCATCTAATTCACTTTTAAAGGATAATCCTTTACAATTATATATTTTATATAATATATCAGTTGTTAAATTTACATAATTAGAAATTACATTATAATAACTGATTTTCTTATCGTATTCCTTATCATATTTAAATAACAATGACTTGTACTTCTTCTGATCTATTTTATTTAACATATAATTAACACGTAATGGTGTATTTTCCTTTTTTGTAGGAATTGTAAATTTTCTAGTTAATTTTATAACCAATACGCTTATATCTTTAAAAAGTGTTAAATCATTAAGACCTATGAAATAATGTTTACTTATAAAATCCCTTATAAACGAAGTTGTTATTATCTTTTCAGAATTAGCAATTTCTGAAGGAATACCATTTTTATGTAAAATATGATTTCTAAAATCTGTATCTTCAACTAGATTCTTATTTATTTTTAAAGTATTCCAATTAAAAGCGACATTGCATTTATAACAATACATAGAACTACAACCATCTATTTTGTAAACATTTATATAACAACTTGGGCACTTTTTGGAATCCTTTTCTATCAATTTAATAGATTGTATTGTATCTTTGTTACATACATGAATTCCTTCTTCTTTATCACATATTTCATTACATAAATCACATACTTCGCATTTACATAAACCACATATAAGTAATACATTTTCTGATTCTTCAACAATTGTTGGAAGACTACATTTGTATTTATTTTTGTTTTTGTTTTTGTTATTAGAATTAACAGATGATGATGAACATTCACTTTCAGAAATAACAGGCGAATTTTGTGTATTAGATAAATTGTTTCTTAAAAATCCTTTGCAATTATATGACGGACATCTTTTTATTTTTGTACAAGTATTAATTTGTGTATTGTTTTTCAAATCATATATTTTATTTTTTATCTGGTTTTTCTTATTAAATAATTCTGATATTTTCTGAGTAATCATGTTTTGTTCGTTGTATAACTCCTCCAATTCTATTTTTTGTTCAACAATATGTTGTGTTTTATATAATAAACGTTTTTCATGATTGAATAAAATTTCTTGCTTATGCTTTTTATATTCGTTACATAAAAATGTCTTGTCAAAATTAAGATTTATAAAATGATTGTCCCATACAACTTTACAATTCATACAATGCATTTCCTCAAAAATACCCAATGTATATTGTTTAATACATTTCTTACAACATGAATAACCACATTCACATGTAATTTTTAAACATTCTTTTTTATTATAATCATTAATACAAATACCACACGTGTCCATTTTAGAGTGTCGAATAGTGTGTTTATTTTAAAATGAGGTTTTCTGTTTTCAATTTTTTAGTTTCCAATATGAATATATATTCTTATCAAGTTCATATTTATCAAAATAACGACTTGGTCTTTGTGGTTGCTGTTTTAACCATTCCCACATCAAAACTAAACCATCATATACAGAAATATGTTCTTTGTAATCCAATATCTCAATAGATTTATCATAAGTACACCATGCATCCTTTATTTCATAACGTTTTTCATAATATTTAATATCCTTATTACCAGTTATCTCACTGACCATTTGAGCACATTCATTAATTGAATTTTCAATAACACCACCAACATTTATAATTTCATTTTTAGCTTTTTCACTTACAGCTGCATTCCATAAACATGGAAGGATATTATCAATGTATGTAAATGCTCGTTTTTGTTCACCATCACCGTAAATAGTAATATCCTTATCCTTTAATGTATTATTCATCCAAATAGCTAATACATTTCTATAAGGATCTGCATAATTAACCTTAGGTCCAAATACATTATGTGGTCTAATAATTGTATATTCTAATCCATGTTGCTTATATGCTACCTTAAGATCCATTTCACATGCATATTTGCTAATAGAATATGGATCTTCTGGTATAGGAGTCATTGCTTCGTTATAAGGAGACTCATTTTCACTACCGTATACACACATTGAACTTGTAAAAACGAAACGTTTTACGTCATATTCAATACTTGTAGAAATTAAAAATGCAGTTGATAACATATTTTGAGTATAGTTAAATTGTCTTACAAATCCTGACATTCCACATGCAGCCCATGCAGCAAAGTGAAAAACATAGTCAACCGGGAATTCCTTTTTAATAATTTCCTGATCAGCCTTATTTGTTAAATCAGCATTTATAAAATGTATGCTTTCATTTACATGTTCAATAAATCCCCCTGATAAATTATCAACACCTACAACATGCATTTCAGGAAATGTTTTCACCAAGTAATCACAAAAGTTTGATCCGATTAATCCGGCACAACCAGTCACAAGCACTTTAGTTACTTTACCCTCGCTCATTGTATTATTTAATAAGATTTTATTATTATTAAATAAATTAAAGTAAATAGTTTAACCCGAATTTAACTATCAATTAGCTAAATTCGGGTTAAAACCATTATAAAATAAGATCTTATATAGTATTTTCACTGCATTTTGTATTTTATTTTTTTACTTAAAGATCTTTCCCACCACCTAAAAAATTATTTTTTCTTTTCTTTTTATCTATTTTATCATTTACATCACCTAATTTATCAGTGATTTCATCCATTTTTGCAACAAGATTATTAAATTGTAAAGTTAATCCATCAATCAACGATGATTGCTTTGTAAAATTTTCATTTATTAATTCAAATTGATTTTCTAATTGTTGTTTCACAATACCATTAAAAGATTCATTCATATTTAATATCATATTATTTGTTTTTAATGAATTGTCATTTGAATTTTCATCATTTGAATTTTCATCATTTGAATTATTTACTCTTGATTCCTTAAGAGTGTCCTTAAGAGTGTCCTTGATGGTGTCATTAAGTGTATTAATTTGATTAATAATATTTTCAAATTTAATATCATTCTTAAGTGTATTATCACCATAATTTTGAGTCCATTGCATTTGTGATCTTTGTAAATCTTGTAAATGTTGTAAGATCATCTCAACAATATCTTCTACATTTTTACTTGCAAAAGACTGGGTCTTTTCTTCTTTAATTTCTTTTAATTTTACCAAAATATCATTTGTACTATCACTAAATGATTTTTGCATCTCAGTTAATACTTTCAATTGTTTTGAAGAATAAACACTGAGTTGTTGCATATTAACATCCAATGCATCATTTAATAGTTCAGTATTTATTTCATTTACTTTATCAATTAAAATATTTATCTGATCTTGATCTTCTACAAATAATGAAGTACTTCCACTCACTTTACAATTTTCATCAATACCTTCCATTTGAAGACTATCATCACTGTTATTTTTAATTTCAGAAGTTGATGTAGAATCATCACGAACCGTATATGATGGACGTGATATACGTGTTTGTTCATTTAACAATGGTTGATGTTCCATATCCTTTGCATCACCTTGACCATCATTATCTTTTAACAATGATGATACAACAAAATGAATAATTCCATTTGTTTTTACATTTTTTACAAAAGGTAAAATTTCACTAACTGATAAAAGCCCACCTAATGCTATAGATAACATTTGCGTATATATATTCATTTTACGTGATATGATTGCAATTATTTACTATTATATTTTGTTATTTTTATTATTTTATTAATTAAACACAATTTCAATTTTACTAATTATTACATTACAATTTGCCATTTTTGAAAATTTTTATTAAATATACATTTTAAAGTTAATTCATCATGTTCTTTAAACAATGATAATAAATGTCTAGACATTTTTAATGTGTTTATATATAATAAACCTTCAGAATCATTTGTTTCTGTATTATATACATTGTATATATCTGATACTTTTGATTTACAAATCTTTTTAATACAATAATCAGGTTCTTGTGAATTGTTATCAGGACTACCGTCTGAACCAGGTAAATATTGCATTTGTTTTTCAAAATTACGTACAGTTTCTATGCAAATAAGTTCATGTTTCCATATGAAATTATTTAAAAAAACTTTTATTAAATAATTATTTATGCAATTATGAACACCAATTGAAAGTAAATTATTAATATTACTTAAATGAGGCATTTTATCAAAAAACAATTCATTAATCATATTTAATCTAGATGAATAATTACAATCAATTAATTGATGATCTTTAAATAAAATATCAGTTATTAAGAAATGCTTTTTAACAGAATTACCATATAAATATCCTTCTAATAGGTAGAAGGAATTATCTAATTTAATATCACATTCAATAAAAAAATCATCAATTGTATTTTTAATTAATAGGAAATTACTAAAATACAATTTTGAATTCTTATCAGGGAAAAAATATAATGTATAGCAACTTTTCATATTATCATTTTTTTTTATAATATAAAGGTAAAACTTTTTATTATTATTAGGAATACTTACTTCACAATCTTTATTATCATTCAAATTGATCTTAGTCTTATAATTATATAAATATTTATTATATGCTTCTATATATTTACATAATGATTTTTTAATATTATATTCCTCGCAATAATCAACACTTTTGTTCAAAAATCTTGTCTCGACAGTCATTGTAAGAATTAATAAAACTTGGATTTTTTAAAAAAGATTCAATTTTTAACAATAGTACTACATTATTTAATTAATTAAGATAAGTCAAAAAAATAAAACTATTTTTAATATAAACTGTAAGTAATAAAGTACAGAGATTTATTCGTACAATGTCTGTATTTGATGGAAATGGGTACTTTTATGATTCATTTTTGACAACGTCAACTGTTTCAAATACAATGCTTATACAAAGCGCTATATCAACAAGTAGTATTAATATGCTTGATATTTCAGGCAATTATCAAAATATTATTAATGTAAAGGATCCAATTAACCCACAAGATGCTGCTACAAAGTATTATGTAGATACCTTAGGGACTGTTTTCCAATGTTCACTGACAAGTACAAACACAACACTTTTATCAAATCAGCAAAAAGGATCCTTTGTAATAACAGTTTCAAATAACGTTTTAAATGGTCCATGTGCAATTTTTCACGTGGTTAAAAGTAATTCTACACAAAATGCAGGTATTGCTAGAACAGTCGCAGCACCAAGTGCATCAGGAAATACACAATTAAATATATCATGGCCACCAAACGATGGAATATATTTAAGTAAAACAAATAGTTTATATGATGGTTCGTATACCATAAAATTAATGTGAGTGAATGTTTATTTTACCATAAAATTAATGTGAGTATTCATTTGATTTTACCATAAAATTAATGTGAGTGAATGACTGAATGAATGTTGATTTTACCATAAAATTAATGTGAAGTAATTTTCTTATTTGTTTTTTATTTACATAGTACAAATAAAGATAATAATATAAACAATGGATCCAATGTATTATAATAATTTGTACGGTAGAACTGATTATACAATGTATATAATAATTTGTTTATTAATTATTTTAACATTATCATTAAGTTATTTTATCTCTATTTCTATAACAAAACAACCAGAACAACCAGGATACCACCCTCAACAATGTTTTGTAGATCAGTTAAAATTACATAAAGTAGATGATATATGTGATGTTAACATCATAGAAAAACCGATAAAAGGATCAAATATTTCTGTAAACTTTAAAAGTAATAAAAATGAAGATGATCATGTTTATGAAAAATGTATTATGAATCAAGTTAAATCAAAACAAATAGATAAAAAATGCGGTATTGTAAATTTGACATCTACCATTATCGAGGAATAACTTATCATTTACAAATTAATTTTATCAAATGTATCTGTTAATAATTGTATATTTTCAGTTGATAATGTAATATCAGGATATTGTATAACAAAACGAATCACTAAATTACCAACAGAACCTAATCCCATATTGAATAAAATGTATTCTTTATTTGGATTTATAATTCCTAATGTATTAATGTTTAGTACAATTTTATCATCATAATGAGGAATTTCAATAACTTTACCAATTATACTACTTCTTAAATCAATATTACAAGTATAAATTAAATTATTATCTCTTCTTGTAAAATGATCATCTGATTCTTTAATAACTAATTGAAACATCAAATCACCAGGTGTATCACGTTTATTACTAGGTTGTTCACCTAATCCTTCAAATACAATATGATGTCCATTTTTTGAACATTTCGGAATTTTTACTTCAATCATTTTTTCTTCTACTAGTTCCTTTCCACCACATTCGCATGAATTATCTTTTTTATTAATCTCACCAGTTCCACGACAAACACCACATGTATTTGTCATAATTTGCACCATAGGGCCTATCTGTCTGTGTATAGTTTGTTTTCCCGCGCCATTACAAGCATCACATGTATTTAAACATTTCAAACATGTCTTTTTAACAGAAATTTTAAAATTTTTTGTAAGATCTTTATGAACGTCCTTTAAATTTAAATTAATTGTAAAAATAGAATCACTGCATTTTTTGGGCATATTAGCAACATTATTATTTCCATGATGAAATTGCTGTGTAAACATATGTTGAAATGGATCAAAATGTCCTCCTGGGAAACCACCACCACCCATATTCATAAAGGGTGAAGGATTATCATACGATCTTCTTTTTTCAGGATCACTTAATGTTTCATATGCTGTATTTATTTTTTGAAATTTATCCTTATCACCACCTTTATCAGGATGATTTAAAAGTGCTAACTTATGAAATGCTTTTTTAATTTCTGATTCACTTGCATCTTTGGAAACTCCCAATATTTTATAATAATCTTCTTTTGGACTCATACTTACTGATTATAAATGTATAAGTAAATTATTTATTTTAATAATCAATTAAATTATAGTTTTTTTTTTAACACACACATTACGACGATTTAAATTTACTACAATCAATCTTAAATGTTGGTTTTCTATAACACTTGTCTATTTTATCAGCTCCAAATAAAGTATTTAAATTTTCAAAATTGATAATGTTCTTACTAGAACATTTATCTGATATCTTTAAATAACCAAGTTTTGCTGTAATTTTATTACATTCATCATCATAGTCATTCCCTTCACTGTCAATCGGGGTTTTAAATGTAACTTTTTTTACAGAGCGCTTTTTTACTGTACGCTTTTTCTTAGAAATAACTTTCTTAATTGAACTCACTCTCTTCTTCATTGAACTCACTTTCTTCTTCATTGAACTCACTCTCTTCTTCATTGAACACACTCTCTTCTTCGTTGAACGCACTTTCTTCTTTGGTGAACGCACCTTCTTATTTACTGAACTCTTTTTCTTTGCTGAACGCACTTTTTTCTTAATTGAACGACGGTATTTTTCGATAGAACGTCTTTTAATAATATTTTTTACAACATGATTATACATTTATAATAAGATAATCTTAATTTATCTATATTATAAATCAATAAAAAAGGATTGTACTTTGTTAAAGCATATTATAGTTTGATTGTTTTTTGATGTTAAAACTGATAACGATTATTTTATTCACGTAATACAATGAAATACTTGTTAAAATATGCCAGATAGAATGTCCTGATAATATAAATTGCATACAGTAATTATTATCTAATTGCCAAACAACAATACTTAAAACTCCTGTTAAAATACTTATTTTTTGTGCAAAATGAAGCTCTCTTTTCAAATAATTTAATATATTAATTGTATTTTTCAAACATGATATTTTATTAACAACACTATAATTATATAAAAGGATAGATTGCAATTGTGTTTTACGTTGAATCAAATTAATAAATATTTTATTTGTATTGAGATGAAGAATGTATAATTTATACAATAAATTTATAACTGATAGTAATATTGTTAATTGAAATATCAATACTTGTAATCCATCATTTATATACCCACTTGCAATCACTACAAAACAAATTGTATATTTATACAATGCAATCGCCTTATCATTTTTTGTTATGTTATAATACCATTTTACTGTAAACAATTTATTCAAAACAGTGTAATATTCAAAACACAATAAAAGCATAGGAATTTCATCAACTAATTGAAAAACATAAAGCAAAGTCCCATGAAATAAAACAGTACCTACACCAACCAGAAATATCAAATAAAAACAATTTTTCAAATCATTATATAATATTAAATTCATACCATATCCATACCAATTTGAAACTTTATATGAATGGTAATAAAATAATAGGGGACTTAGACATAAAAAAACACCTGTTAAACTATTATACAATTCAGCAATGTAATTTGAATAAATATAATCATCTTCACACCAATTTATAGTAGCTTTTTTAGTTAAAAAGTACATTTTATTTACAAATAAATAAAACCCAAAGTGAATTCATTTTTTATCATAACAAATTCAAAGTTAATAAGCTAATAGCCTTTCTTATATATCTTGTGTATCTGCAAATTTCAATAACAAGATATCTCTTCTTACCATCAGATACCCATGATGGTTCAGTATGTAAATCATATATTTCCTTTATTGTTTTAGAGGTATCCTTGACAACCTTATCATTTATTTTAAAATACAATACATGATTCTTATCAATGTTTAGTTTTGAGATTAACATATTCAAAAAATCTTGTAAAACAGTTGAATTATTGATCAAATACTTCATTTTTTGTAATTTAACAGTATTCTTATGTTTTGTATGTAAAACTATTAATGTGTGTTCAGGATATTTATCAGACAAAAACACAGCTTCTTTTTGAATTCTTTTTAATTTTTCAGCATCAATCCCACCTATGCAAATTTCTTTATCTTCCATTTAATATTATATTACAAAATAAAAATAGAGATTAATTCTAAAAAATTATTTTCATTTTATATAATAGTTATTCATTAACTTATAAACATGCCTAGAAGTTATTCAAAAAAATCAGTAGTTAAATCTAAAAAAGGTTCAGTAAAGCGTTCAGT